TCAAGATAATCTGGTAAATAACGCAATCAATAGAAAGATAGCACCGACTAAGACCACCTTGATAAGTATGCCATTTTCTTTACTCATTCGCTGCTGTTCGAGATTAGCTCTATGTTCAGAACTGCTAAGCGAGGAGGCTCCCCCGATCTTCTCCCTGTACGACAACCCGGAGCCAGGGATGCCGACGTTTACATGAACGTCTTTCTTCCCGACATTCGCCGACAGACCTCGTTTGCCGACCGAAACGCTTGTCAGTCCACTCTTCCCGAAATTCGCTCTCACGCCGGGCAGTATCTTGATACTCTTGCGAAACCTAAAACCCATATCAACACACCTCCGTTAAAAATTCTGGACCTCGACAGGTAAAAAAACAGGGCCATTGCCCAGCACCATGCAAAGCCGCCGGTGAACCATTGCCACCGACACCTCACAGGCTTCCGCAAGCTGGTAGTACTCCCAGCCCTCACGCCGTGCGCGGTCGAGGATGGCATGAGGAATCAAGTAGCGAGCTGCCCAATGCCGAGCCTGGGAGTCCTCGTGACATTTCCATGGCCCAAGGGCGTCAAGGAAGCTGAACCCGCCATGCTCTAGCTCCAGGTGTCCGAACTGAAAACCAATCGTCTCGTTGCGCTCGACAGGCGATAGGGAGCGCTCCACGAAGATAATCGCCCCCATGGGCATCACCGTAAGCATGCTCCGAGCCCCATACAAGGATCGAGGCACCACCGCCACGTTATGTCGCCTGGCGAGCAATTCGAAGCGCTCAAGCGCCCCTAGTTCGCGTCCTGCTCTTCCGACCATCGCCGCAACCTCTCCGACTGCTTGACTGCTTCTGCGATCCCCCAGAACAACTCCCTCCGCATGGGGTGGTCAGGCGGCACGTCCAGGATGCCGGGCATCCCGTCGAGGTGGACCGAGATCCCCATGCGCGTCGCCTGCTCAATGATCCCCCACTCCAGATCGGTAACCGGATGCTCGCCGTGGGTGGGGCGCTCGATGGTTGGAGGGGCCGCTACCGATGGTTCCTTCCCCTCCGCAAGGTCGTAAAGTGTCTGCGCTGGAATCTGCAGGCCTTTAGCAAGTTTTTTTAGCGTTTCTCGCTTCGGCGGATTTGCAAGCTGACCTGACTCCAGCATGCTTACAGTCCCCTTAGCCACCCCTGCAGCATCGGCGAGCTCTACCTGACTAAGTTTTAGCTGTCCTCTCCGGGAGGCTACAAATTCACGCAGGCGATCAATAGGAAGCATGGCAACCTCTCAGACAATATCTTGTCCACAAAGTTTAACAATTTGACCGGACAAATAATTGTCTTAATGTCTTGACTTCGGACAATAAATTGTCTTAAGGTAAGGGCGTGGACAATAAATTGTCCGGCTAAATTGCAAGGAGGGCGTGATGAAATTCAACGGAGCAAGGCTGCGTCAGCTCCGAGAAGAGCGGAAACTGTCGCAAGAAGAGTTAGCCAGGCTGGCTAAGGTCGCCTTGGGGTCTATCAAGAACTGGGAAACGGGAAAGACCAACCCCCGCGATCCAGAAGCAGTCTCCAGGGTTGCAAGTGTTTTAGGTGCGAACGCTTCTACTTTTTTTGATTTCGATGGACGAAAAAATGACCGCGCCTCCTGACCCCTTCGCCCCCGTCTTCGCCATCCTCTCCAACCCCGACAGCTACCTCCCCGAAGCCGTGGCCTTCGCTCGGCAGCATGGCCGCTGGCCGACCGGGGCCGAGATGCGGGAGATGCCCAAAACCGCCTAGCAAGGAGCCCACCATGCACTCCCTCGCCACCTTCGACCACCTCCCCATCCACGAAGTCACCGCCTACGACCACGAGGCCGGCATCGTCTTCGTCCGCCTCTGCGCCCGAGGGCCCGTGTACCAACTCCCGATGCGCGAGATCGTCGTCAGCCTGACCGCCTAACGCCAGAAAGGACGCCACCATGATCCGCTCCATCGTCGGATACGTCTCTAACCTCGACCTCCGTTTCTATTGCTCGGCCGCCTGCGCTGGCACTGACGACCTCGATCCCGTCTTCGCTGGCGAGCAGTGGGACAGCATCCCCTCTTGCTCTTGCGGCAAGCAGCCCGAAGGTCTGGTTGACTTCTCGGCCCTCCCTCTCCGGGCCCGCCGCCTCTTCATTGACAGGCCAGTTCACCGCCTAGCCCAGTAACCAGGCTGGCCGGGGAGCATCGAGGCTCCCCTTAGGACTCGCCCGACCATCCCCCACCTACCAAGCGCGGGATGGCCGGGCTCCCAGAACCTTGAAAACTCCATCCCTCGCAAGAGGGCCTATGGCACCGGGGGGAGTACCGGGACCAAGGGGGATGCGACGTGTGACCGGCACAGAGCACGTCGGCAGCGGTCGGTAGGACGACCGAGGCTTAAGTCCCCGTGCTATCGGCAAGCCTTCTGGTGGCACAGGGGGCTCGCCGGGGGAATCGGGGCCGGCGGTTATGAGACGCCCGCCCCGGTCGGTTCCCCACCCGGTCTTGAGGGGCCTGGTGGAGAGCCGACTTTTTCAGCCTAACCCACGCTTGCTTGGTTGAACCCAGGTTAAGGAGAAACGATGACCAACGACGACGCAAAGATGGTCGAAACCCTGCGCCAATACGTGCTTTTGACGAATGCGGACTACGGCCACAACGGGCCCCAAAACCTCACCCAGCTTAACCTCATCGGCGAGGGCCGGAAGACCTTGGACGACCTGATGGACCGGCTCCCCTACGGCTCCTACGAGTACGGGCTTTGCCGGGGGCTCACCCGGATCCTCACCGCACTCCAGCTTCACGAGGAGGCGGAGAAGGGCCGCCACGGGAAGGTGATCGCCGTCCAGGATAAGCACCTGCTGGACCTCAAGGCAGCGGTGAAGCGCTTTGAGGGGTTGGCGACGTTGCACGCGAAGGAGGACTAGATGCAGCACCGAGAGATTTACCCCGGCATCTTCGTCCTCGAAGGCAAGGCCCGCCCCACCCTCATCGAGCGCGTGGAGGCCTTCTTCGGGACCGCCCTGGGGACCGCGATCGGGTTGGGGATCTTCGGGATCCTCTACGTGATCGCCGGGACGATGGATTACGCCGCCCTGGTGGGGCGGTAGCAGCAAGGAAAGGACGAGAGATGCAGTTCACCGACGAAGAATGGAAAGAGAAGGTCCAACTCCATAAGAAATGGCGACTGGGCGACCCGACCGGCGCCCGCTTGGTCCTTCCTTGGGGCGCTGACCTCCGGGACGCTGACCTCCAGGGCGCTGACCTCCGGGGCGCTGTCCTCCAGGGCGCTGTCCTCCAGGACGCTGTCCTCCAGGGCGCTGTCCTCCAGGACGCTGACCTCCAGGGCGCTGACCTCCAGGGCGCTGACCTCCGGGGCGCTGTCCTCCAGGGCGCTGACCTCCGGGACGCTGACCTCCAGGGCGCTGACCTCCGGGGCGCTGTCCTCCAGGGCGCTGTCCTCCAGGACGCTGACCTCCAGGGCGCTGTCCTCCGGGGCGCTGTCCTCCAGGACGCTGACCTCCAGGGCGCTGTCCTCCAGGGCGCTGGATCACTCCCCCATCACCAGCTCTGCCCCGAGGAGGGCGCTTTCATCGCCTACAAAAAGGCCGGAAACCACGTCCTGACGCTCCTCATCCCCGAGGACGCCAAGCGCGTCTCCTCGCTCATCGGTCGCAAGTGCCGCGCCTCCAAGGTCCAGGTCATCAAGGCGGAGACGGTGGAGGGCCACGTCACCGATCAGCTGGAGTTCCGCAGCCGTCACGATTACACCTTCGTCTACCGCGTCGGCGAGACGGCCGAGTGCACGGATTTCAACGACGACATCCGGATCGAGTGCGCCCCCGGCATTCATTTCTGGATGAGCAAGCGCGAAGCCCAGGAATGGTGAGAGGAGAGAAGGATGCAACAAGAAAAGCGGCCCTCCGTCGTTGGCGCGACGGAAGGCCAGGAGAGCGGCGGTCAAACTGCTCGCATGGATTATAGCACGCTCACGGCTGCGCAAGCCGCCCTCCGGCGTTTCTACCGGCAGGCGGAGCACGCCAACCACGACGGCTTGCTGGATGCCTACCTCGTCCAGCTCGGGGAGGAGCTGGTGGCCGTCGGCAGTGAGATCCGCCGGGCCGAGGTCGAGGCCCTGGACGCTTGGCGCAAGAGCAGCGGACACGAGTTCATCACCCAAACCGAGGCCTATGCCCGAGCAAACGAGCGCCATCAAGAGCAGATGCGCGAGAGGGAGGCGAGCTGATGAATGCGCGAATCACCCTCGACGGCGATCCCACCTGCCCTCACTGCATCAACGGCATCCGCCAGGTCGAAGATGAGCGGCGGTGCTGCGACGGCTACGCCTGCGGCTGCTACGGCCAGCCCATCGTCGACGTCATCGGCCAGGACTTCTGCGAGTGCCCGGTGGGGCGCGAGCGCGCCGAGCACGAAGCCAAGCGTATGGAGGTGGCGCGATGAGGCGCTGCGAACGCTGCGGGATATCCGCAACCGGGCCTTACCAACTGCTCGACTACTGCGCGACCTGCGCCAAGAACCTTTGCACCATCTGCATGACTCGCGGATGTTGCGGCAAGGTCCCGGCAGAAAGCGGCAGCGAGGCCGACGCTGAGCCCCTTGAGAACGAGGAGTAGCGATGCACGCCTACACCCACTGCCCCTACTGCGGAAACGATTACCGGGGGCCTGCGTGCCCCTGTGGAGAGAAGCTATGAATCGAATCGAAGAGATTGAGGCGCGGCTGAACGCCATTCCTGACGACAGTTGGCAGCTCTACGAAGGGGACTGGGTTGTCAGTCTCAAAGACTCTCAGGGCAAGCAGATGTTTGCCGGCGCAGCAAGCCGACTGCCTGAAGCTCGCCTTGCGGTCAACGCCCCCACCGACCTGCGCTACCTGCTCGACTTCGCCAAGGTAGCGCTCGTGGTCTTCAGGGCCTGGGAGCAGTGGGAAGCCAGCTGGATCCTCTGTGGAGAGGCCTGGGATACACCCAGCGGACTCCCGAGGCTCACCCAAGAGCTTTACGACGCCTATGTTCCGAAGATCCAGCAGGCCCGGAATCAAGCCCTCGCCCTCCTGGAAGGTGGTGGCCATGCCTAACTTCGAGCACGACTGCATGGAAAGCGATTGCCCTGAGTGCGGCTACGGAAGCCAAACAGGCGGCCCCATTCCCTCAGAGAAGCCCCCGATGATCGTTGACGGCATCCGCGCCCACTGCCATCACTGCGCCACCGCCCCCGACCGGGTGATCCAGGACGACGAGGCCGGGAAGGTCACGAGTTGCGAGTGCGGGAAGTACAAGCTGCTCGACTTCCGGGACCGCGGCGACGTGATCCGGGAGGCGCTGGAGCGGGCACCGCGCAACACCTTCACCGACTCCCTCCGCGCGCAATTCGAGGCGCGGGGGGATTTGAGCGTCAAGCAGTATGAGGCCCTGATGCGGGCCGTGAAGTAGAGGTAAGCATGACGATTGAGAAGCTTGGCGCGAGATTTGAAGCCAGCGCCCACAAGAAGCACCCCACCAAGGGCTACACCTACGTCTCCATTGACCTGATGATCGGCCGGCTCAACGAGGTCTTCGGAGTCGACTACTCGACCGAGATCATTGAGACCAAGATCGGCGCGGACTTCGTGATGGTCCAATGCCGCATCTCCTACGCCGACTCTAAAGGGGAGCGCCATTTCAAGGATGGAATCGGAGCCTGTCCTTATCCCAAGAAGGGCATGGACATTGACGACGTGTGCAAGACCGCATACGCCGAGGCCATCAAGAAGGCCTGCAACCAGCTCGGTATTGCCCTCTACCTCTGGGACGAGGACGAACGGAAGGAGGTGGAGCAGGAGATGCGGAAACCGAAGCCCAAGGATGCGCCCAAGGGCTCGCCGGAAGACGAGATAAAGAAGCTCATGGACGCCACGCTCGCCGAGATTCGGCGCTCGAATTGCCCGCAAGAGCTTTTCGAGGACTGGGCCAAGAGCAAGGGCTATCCCACCATCCGAGCCAAGATGAACGCCGAGCAACTGCGGGACGCCTTGGACTACCTCAAGGCCCTTCCGAACGCAAGCAAGACCGCATAAGGAGACACCATGCACGCACAGATCACCGGGATCGGCCGCCTGATCACCGATCCCGACACCAAGTTTTTCGATGGCGGCAAGAGCAAGACCACGCTCCGAGTCGCCATCAATCACTCTGGCAAGAAGCCCGAGGGCCAGCAATACCCCAACAGCGATATTTACTATGTCGAGGTCTGGGGCCCCAAGGGCGAGGCCGCAGCCAACAAGCTCTCGAAGGGCGATTCGGTGTTCTTTACTGGCCGCCTGGAGACGAGCAAGGGCAAGGAGGGCGGCACCTTCCTGACCGTCAAGTTTGCGGAGTGGAGCTTCACGGGCGGGGCGCCCAGGCCGAAGCAGGATGGCGGCTACGAGGAAGGAGGTTGGGATGCAGACGTACCCTTCTAACGAACCCCTGACCCCGCCGAGCTGGCCGAGGCGAGGGAGCTGTGCGAGAGAGCGGTTGAAGGGCCGTGGGCCGTAGAGGATGGCGTGATTGCGAACGCCGAATGGCTCGACCTGCATGGCCCCAAGAAGGTCGCGGCCGTCGCTGTTGTTGAGCCCGGGGAAGGCGCAAGCGGAGACTTCATCGTCGCCGCCCGCACCCTCGTCCCCCGCCTCCTCGCCACCCTGGACGCCCTTACGGCCGAGGGGCGCCACTGCCCCGGCTGCGGATGCGCCACGGTGCGCGACCCTGATTACTGCTGGGTCTGCAACTTGCTGCATGAGCGCGATGTCCTCGCCGAGGATCTGCGGCTTGCCGCCGGTGACCTGCCGATCGTCCTACCTGAACCCGGCACGGACCTGGCCCGCCTGGTGACCGCCAATCGGCTCCTGCGGCGAGAGCGCGACACTTACGCCGCCCAGCTCGCGGAGGCCCTGGCACTCCTGGCAGAGACGCGGCGGAAGGCGGCACGGATCCACTCGATGGCTCAAGCGTCATGGCTGGCGAGAGACGATCAGCAATGGCACTCGGACCTTCACGCCATCCTCCAGGAGATCGCCAGCCTCCCCGCCCCCGAGGCCCTTCGCCAGCAGCAGGAGCGCGAGGCGGAGATCATCGCCGACAACGCCAAGCTCGCCGACGAAATCAACATCAAGGATGCGCTGATCGAGCACTACCGGGAGGCGCTGCTCTACATCGCCAGCAGCCGAGGATCCGGCCTGACGGGTGTCTTTCGTCGGGTGGCCGAGTCGGCACTTAAACTCACCCCGCCCCAGGCCCTGCGCGAGCGGGAGGAGCGGATGGGGGCGCTGGAGCAGGTGGTTGAGATTGCTCGGTATACTCATTTCCTTCAATCGCCAGCAATGCTATCCCGGCAACTTGGGGCTATGAAAGATGCCATCGCAGCCCTTGATTCCGTGAAGGGAGGCGTCTGATGTTTGGCGATCTGACGTGCGCTCAATGCGATGAAGCCATAGCAGGAAAGCCGCTCTACATGGACGGCTGGTTTTACTGCGGGCAGACGTGCTTCCGGGCGCATCTCAAGGCCTTCCGTGAGGCCCTCGACGCCAAGAAGGGAGGCCAGCATGCCTAGGCACGAGCTAAAGATCTGGCCGACTTTCTTTGACGCCGTGCAGGATGGTCGCAAGACGTTTGAGGCTCGCCTGGACGATCGCGGCTACCAAGCTGGAGACACGCTGATCTTGCAGGAGTATCAGCCGTCCATTGATGACGACCCAGGCGGCTACACTGGGCGGGCGCTGGAGCGTGAGGTTACGTACATCCTTCGGGGGCCTGGCTTCGGAATCAAAGAGGGCTATGTCGTGATGGCAATCGCAGCCCTGAAGGCGCTGGAAGGGGGAGAGGGATGAAAGACCTGACTTGGATTGATGACGTCCACTGGATCGAGGCCTTTTGCTCCGATACCTCGGGGCCACTCGAAAAGCCCTTCCTGGTCGAGCTAGGCGGCAAGCTCTGGACGGTGGCCACGGACGGATGCCGCGTCCTCGCGCTCAAGGGAGAGCAAGAGGGCTACGACTTCAAGCCTCCAGCGCCCGAGGACGCGAAGCTGGCGGCCGTCATGACCGATCTCCTGCACGCGCCTGGAGAGTGGAGGCCCGTTTCGGCGGAGGGCTTCCGGAGCTTCTTTCAGCCCTCCTTCACCCAGGTCGGATGGGTCGGCCCCGCACTCATCAACCGCCAGCCCATCATAGATGCGGGCGTGATCGGCTTGCTGAAGCTGTCCACCGTCGCCGTGAGTACCGATGGCGAGCTAAAGCCAGTTCGCTTCCGGGGTAAGGACTGGAAACTCGTCATCATGCCGCTTATGCCTAGTACGGACTACGATCCGCCGGGGCTGGAGATCGGGGAGGTGGCGGTGTGAGCGTCGCTACCTACCGCCCGCCCTGCAACCACTGCGCCGGAACGGGCAATTACGCCCTCTGGGACTTCGGAGAGTACCAAGGCCAGGCCAACTGTCCATACTGCAAAGGCTCTGGCAAAGGCCCAGCCCCCGACGACTGCAAGGCTTGTCGAGGGGAGGGGCAGTGGAATACGCAGGCACACCCTGACGCAGAGGTCGATACGGAATACTGCGAGGCTTGCCACGGCACCGGCCAAGCCCCAGACTTCGACGGAGCCGGAATCGCATAACCCCGAGCGCTTCGGCGCTTTTTTGTTGAGGAGATGGACCATGAAACACGAAATCGAACGCCTCTTGCAGATGCTCGCACACCTTCAAGGTATCGAAGCTGACGCCAAGGCTGACCTGGAAGCCTCGGATGCATACAAGGCTGTGACGGCGGCTCAGAGATCGATCGCAGACACCCGTGAAGCCATCCGCGCCCTGCTCACCGAACCCAGCAAGGTCGAAACCTCGGCCGGCACGGTTACCCTCGTCGCCGCCCGCTCGGTCGAGTACCCGGTGGACGCGGTGAGGCTCTACGCCCCCGAGGTCGCCGCCCTGGTCATCAAGACCATCCCCGCCCGCGAGGAAGTGGACCGGACGGCCTTGGAGAAGGCGGTCAAGGCCGGGATGAAGGCGGGGACGCTGGCCCCGGACACGCTGGAGAAGCTGGAGAGCAAGGCGACGGTGAAGGAGCTGACGCCGCGGTTCACCATCAAGCTCGCGGATCCGGTCGCGCAGGAATTGACGCCCTTCTAACACCCCCACGGGCCGCCTTCGGGTGGCCCTTCCCCTACGAGAGCAGACCAACAGAAGGATAGAGGCGATGAGGAAGCCATGGACCAAGATCCCAAACCGAATGAATGACCATGTCTACCTCTCGCTGTCGATGGAGGCGAGAGGGATCCTGACGGGCCTTGAGATCCTGATGGACAAAGGCCCGATCGAAGGCAACCTGACTCACCTCTCCATCTGGCTCGGCCTCGACCGGAAGGAGTGCCGTCTGAAGCCCCACCTCACACGCTTGCTTGATGCCGGATACATCGTCGGCACCGTCGAGGACCGGGGCAAGCAAGGCCTCTGGTACACCCTGGATCTTCCCGAGAAGCACCCCGAAAGAGAGCCAGAAAAGCCCAAGAAAAGCTCCGGAAAAGCCCGAGAAAAGGGAGAGAAAGCCGAAAGAAAGCCGAAAGAAAAGCCCCAGAACGCCGAAAGAACGCCCCCAGAAAAGGGGGAAGATAAATCTAGTAATGATGCGGGTTTCGGCGATTCCTCTCTTAATAAGATATATCCTTCGGATATAGAGATCCTTCCTTCGGAAGGAGAGAATAGATCCTCCTTGCAGGAGGAGAAGGAGATGCGCGCGCGCGTCGCTCCTCCCGCTCTCCCCGAGTCCGCTTCCGACCTCGAAGAGCTGGAGGCATGGTGGGCGGCGAAGAAGGGACGCAACCCCCCGCTCCCATCGCAGGAGATCGCCGACATGCGGACGGCCATGGCCCTGCCCGGCATGACGGTCCCACACATCAAGGCGTTCATCGAGCGGCGGATGGCAGCCCGAGCCGCCAAGGGACAAGACCCCCCGAGCACCTTCGGGTACTTCCTGTTCGGGCTCCAGGACGAGGCGACGCGAGCGAAGCTCCTGGCCGAGCCCGTTCCGACCACGCCCGCTCCCTCGGCGAGCACGGAGCCCCCGCCGCCGAAGAAGGCCCGGATCACCAGCCAGGCGCACTACCTGGCCATCCTGGACGACGGGCTAGATCTGTCCGACTACGAGAACCCCGACGAATTTAGACCCCGAGAGGAGGTGGCATCGTGAGCTTCGAGGAGCGCGGCGGCGGACCGTCGCCCATGCGGTCGCTGCTGCACCGGTACACGGAGCGCGGCGGTGGGATGATCGAGCTGGAGCAGGCGGATCTCGAGACTCGGACGGTCCGTGTCGTGCGGACCGAGGCGAGCACGAACGCCCCGGCAAGGCCCCTGGATCGGGGCTCGTCCTGCTGGCGGTGCTGGGATAGGGGGGTGATCAGCTACACGGTGCTCGCGCCCTTCCGGGAGCGGGAGATCGCTTACCCCTTCGTCGCTCGCTGCCTGTGCAGGGCAGCGGCCAAGGTTTCCCAGAGCATCCCGACCTTCGAGCAGATCTTCGGGGCGTGGGAGAGGCGACCGGGCGATCACCCAGTCACGATCCAGCCACCCCGAGGCTACGAAGAGCCCGAATACCACCCCCCAGCCCCCGAGCCCTTGCCGGGGGTTTCTGCTGGTCCTGGATGGGGTCAGGCAGAGCAGACGAGGACGGGGAGCGTGGTGGTGGAGTACACGGACGAGGAGGACGAGTGAGCGAGATTGGGATGCGGGCCTGCCAGCACAAAGCCCTGGAACGCTTCATCGCTCAGCACGGGGCTGACTGGAAGGGGCTCTTGCTGGGGCTCTGGAAGACGGGCAACGGCGTGCAATACCTGTCGCTCCAGGAGATCCTCAGCGACGACCAACTCACCGACGAGTATTTCCTGGTGAGCCTGCGGCGGACTCACGGGGCTACGTGGCTGCGTGGGGCGAGCGATGAGGACCCGATCGGGCATATGGCCTGGCTTCGAGCGAGGCAGAGTAGACCGAAGAGGGCTTGGCAAAGGGCGCTGGAGCGGTGGAGACGGGACGAGGATTGAGAGGAGACGAGGGATGGCAAAGAAAAAATGGACTGTCATGGCGCTGGTCGATGCGTCGTACATCGTGGGCGAGTTCGAGGCGGAGACGGGGGAGAAAGCTGCGGAGCTGGCTTGGGGCGAGGCGCATAGCCCATCCCTCTGCCACCAATGCTCGAAAGACCTCGATACGGGCGATGTGTACGACCTTCGGGCCTGGACTGACGACGGCGACAGCTACGAGGGCGAGGTGACTGCCAGGATGGCCGCCCTGAAAGCTGAGCGCGACGAAGCGCGGGCAGAGGTGGATCGGTTGCGTGAGGCGCTGGAAGCCTTCCTCCAGGCCGATAGCCAGGACGGGGTACATCTAGCCGCCAACATGGCTCACGAGGCCCTGAATACCACCCCCAGCCGGTAGCAATGCCGGCTTTTTGATGGGAGAGAGACGATGCAGGAAAAGACGATCGCAAAGCCCGCCGACTGGTGGGACCGGATTAGCAGCGAGATCGAGGCGGTGCTAGACCAGCACGGGATCTACGACGCGACCATGCGGCTTTCGGCGGGCTGGCTGGACATCACGACAGCCAGGGACCGAGAGGGCCGCGAACTGATTGGAGGGTGAGGCGATGTGCTACTACGAGCGGGTCTACCCCGTCTGGCTGCTGGCCCTCCTCAAGTCCGCCCGGTGCTGCCGGTGCTGTCGACCCAGGGGCGTCTACGGGCTGGGCGGGGCGGAGTGCGGGGAGTGCGTGGGGGGAGGGGGAGCGTGAGGTACGGTAGCGTCTGCTCGGGCATCGAGGCCGCATCCGTCGCCTGGGAGTCACTCGGCTGGGAGGCTAGGTGGTTCTCGGAGATCGAGGCCTTCCCCAGTGCGGTCCTCGCCCACCACTACCCACACGTCCCCAACCTCGGGGACATGACCAAGATCCACGAAAGCGAGGTGTTTCGTGATTCAGCTATCGATCTTCTCGTCGGGGGCACTCCCTGCCAGAGCTTCAGCGTCGCCGGACTCCGAAAGGGACTGGAGGATCCTCGTGGCAACCTGGCGCTCGTCTTTCTTGCGCTTGTTGACCGAGCACGCCCCCGCTGGGTGGTCTGGGAGAACGTCCCCGGCGTCCTTTCGTCATGGTCCGGGCCTGACGCGCCGAGCGATCTGGAGCCTGGACGAGGATGGGAATCCGAGGAAACGAGTGATTTCGGATGCTTCCTCGCAGGCCTGGGGGAACTCGGGTATGGGTGGGCCTACCGAGTGCTTGACGCTCAATACTTCGGAGTGGCCCAGCGCCGCCGTCGTGTGTTCGTTGTCGGATACCTTGGAGACTGGCGACGTGCCGCAGCGGTACTTTTTGAGCGCGACAGCCTGTCGGGGAATCCTGCGCCGAGCCGAGAAGCGGGGGCGGGAGTTGCCGCTCTCACTGCGACTGGCGTTGGAACGAGTGGCGCAGACGACAACCAGGCGCAAGCAGGCCATTTAGTCGTCCCTCTTCAAGAAGTCACTTCACCGCGCGAAGGCAAGCAAAACGGCCTTGGCATCGGCCAGCCTGGCGATCCGATGTTCACGCTCTTGACCTACGGACAGCATGCGGTTGCTCACACCCTGCGGGGCGAAGGCTTCGACGCCAGTGAGGACGGGACCGGGAGAGGGATTCCGCTGGTGGCGTCCACCCTCACGGCCAGGGAGCACAAAGACCCTGATTCCGATTGCACCTCGACGCTGATCGCCTTCGACCTGGCGCAACTCACTAGCGCTGAGAATCGTAGCAATCCGCAGCCAGGCGACCCGGCCCCTACTCTCAACACGAAGGGGCGGCATCACGTCGCCTTCAACCCCCAGGCGGCCGGCAAGCAAACCTCGCTGGGCTTCGACCCTGGCAGCGAGCAAACCGGAGCCCTCGTGTCACACCAGATACCCGCCGTCGTCGGAGCTGGCGTCCGGCGCCTCACCCCTCGGGAGTGCGAGCGGCTACAGGGATTCCCCGACGACTACACCCTGATCCCCACCCACAAGCGGAACTGGAGCGCCGAAGAGGCCGAGATGCGGGCCTACTTCAAGCGGACGCTCCAAGACCTCAGCGACGAAGAGATCGAGCGCCTAGCCGCCGATGGCCCCCGCTACAAGGCCATCGGGAACTCGATGGCGATCCCCGTGATGCGGTGGATCGGCGAGCGCATTCAAGCAGTAGAGAAGGAGACAAGACCATGACCAACCCCACCGCGGCCCGCGCCCTGAGCCTGGCCGCCGACATCCGCCAGCAAATCACCCTGGGGCGCCGGGTTTACATCGCAGATCCTGCCGAAGAGCTGGCGGGGCTGCTGGAGGGCCTGGCGGGGGAGATCGGGAAGAGGCGCCGCAGCTCACGGGAGCGGCTTGTCGAGAGGCTGAGGAGGTGAGCGAATGACCCATGCGAACCTCGGCAAGGCCTTCGAGGCGGCCGTTGAGGCTATTAACCTCGAATACCGCATGGAGGGCCTGGCCGACATCGAGAAGTCGCATCCCGAGTGGGTGATCGTCCGGCGGGGGCGCGAGATCGTGAGCGCCTTCCCCAGGAGCAAGGGAGGCGTGGACTTCTACGGGGAGTTTTGGGCCGGGGGGAGGGTCCATCGGATCTACTTCGACGCCAAGGAAACCCGCTTCAAGACCCGCTTCCCCTTCGCAAACATCAAGGATGGTCAAATCGACTTCCTCAAGCGCAAGGCCGCCTTTGGGGCAGTGGTCTTCCTGCTCGTTCACTTCGAGCCGGTCGGCCGGTGTTTTCTGGTCGATTGGGAGGCGGTCGAGCGAGCGATGGCGGCCGGTCGAGCCTCCCTTTCCTTCGCTGAATGCACCTCTGGGGTCGAAGTCCCATGGCGCGGCCAATCCCCCGATTACCTGGAGCCCATCCTCAGCATGATCAATCAGAGCACGGAGGCCTCATGACCAAGCAGTACCAGATCATCTACGCGGACCCGCCATGGTGGTATTCGAGCCGGATCAGCCGGGGGCCGGGGACCCGGACGCGCTTCGGCAGCGGAGCTGAGGGACATTACCCCCTAATGAAGGACCGGGAGCTGCGGGACATGGCTCCGAAGATCAAGGAGATCTCGGCCAAGGATGCGGTTTGCCTGATGTGGGCCACGGGGCCGCGGTTGGACTTCGCCATGGAGTTGATGCAGCTCTGGGGCTTCAAGTACAGCACGATCGCTTACCTCTGGGTCAAGACGACGAAGGCGGCGGAGTCGGAGTTCCGGTCGCCCAAGCTGATAGCGTCGTGGGATGACTTCACGAGGCTGCTACCCGCCAAGGGACCGGGAGGCTACACGCAATCCAACGTCGAGCCAGTGTTGCTCGGGCGGCGAGGGAAGTCGCTCACGGTCAAGAACTTACCCCACTCGCAGGTGATCTTCGCCCCACGGGCCGAGCACAGCCGGAAGCCGGTCGAGGTGAGGGAGAGGATCGAGGAGCTATTCGGGGACCGGCCGCGCGTGGAGCTTTTCTGTCGCTACCCGGCTCCGGGGTGGGATGCCCATGGGCATGGCGTGGACGGACGGGATATCAGGGAGGCATTGGCATGAGACTCGGACTCGACATCGACGGCACCATCTGCGCTAACCCCGCCTTCTACGCCTTCCTGGCGATGGCTTGGGTGGCTCAGGGTGGCGAGGTGCATATCGTCTCGGCCAGGGCAGAGAGCGATCGGAGCTTCACGGTGGGCCAGCTCCTGGAGTGGGGCTTCGGCCCCACCCCGCATTTCCTCCACCTCTACCCCCACCCCTACGACTACCGGGACCTGGAGGAGATGGAGCGCCACTACCAGAGCCATGCCGCATGGAAGGCGGCGGTCTGCCGGGAGAGGGGGATCGCCGTCCTGATCGATGACGACCCACGCAACCTGCTCGCGGTGCGCGAAGCTGGGATTTACTCGCTATCGGCGGGCTTCGTCGGGGCGGGGGAAGGGAAGGTGAGGGGATGAGGTCGGTCTACAAATTCAAGCTGGATCCACGCTACCCGAGCGAGGTCGCGATCCAGCCGGGCTACAAGGTGCTCTCGGTTAAGGCGCAGGGCGATGACGTCGTGCTCTACGCCTTGGTGGGCCCCAAGCGCGAGCCTACCGCCACGCTCATGGCCTACGTCCTGCCAACCGGGGCGATGGTCGAGCTTCCCAAGGCCGCGCACTTCGTGGATACGGTGATGTTCGGGGACGGGGCGCTGGTGTTTCACGTCTTCGTCTCGGAGGTGCTGTTCCGCGGCGGGCGATGCACCTGCGGAATCCCGATCGCTTTCGGGGCTCTCCTTTGCGATGAGTGCTGGGCAGATGCGAAGAAGGGCGGTGAAGCATGACCCCCGCCACCCAGCAGCAACCCGAGCCCAGGCCGGGCGGGGTGAGTGTGACTGCGCTTGTTTTGCGTGACGTAGCCCGCGGCAATCGAGGGTTCGGCGGAAGCTTGATCGCTAACGCCTTCCGCGATCGCCGGGAACTTGGGATCGAGCGCTACGACACCGAGCTTCAGACCAACAACGGGCGCGACGCCCTCACCGACGCTTTCCAAGAGGGCTTAGACAAGGCCCTCTATTTGCGTCAGGCCATCCAAGAGGCGGCGGACGCGGGGGAGCGGCGACGGCTGGACCGGCTGTACCGGATGGAGCTGATCGCCCTGGAGGAGATGGCGGAGATGCTGCACGAGAGGGGGGAGGGATGAGCTACCACCACACCACCTACGACACGCCCGCCTGCCGGGCCGCTAGGCAGGATTGCATAGACCGCCAGGGGGACTGCTCGGGATGCCTCCACGCGGTCCCCAGCCTGGGCACCTGCATGATCCGGTACTCTCCCCAGGTCATCGCGGCACTGGGGGAGGCGGGGCCCAAGCCCCCTGTCGTCTCTGAGGGCATCGATACGATCTGCCAGGAGTGCGGCGGGGACTTCGAGGCCAAGCTGAGTCACGCCCGATACTGCGCGCCCTGCCGGCGCCTGCGAGGGATCAGAGCAAAGCAAGGGGCCCGAGACGCCCAGAAGCTCATCAATAGGGCTCGGGTGGTGAATCCGTCGGGGAAGGGCCGCCCGCAAGCCTTGAGCCCCCAAAGCGTCTGGGAGATCCTGGAGTCCCTGGAGGCAGGCAGGGAGACGCAAGCCGAGATCGCCGCCCGATACGGGATCCACTCCTCGCTGGTCTCCAAGATCGGGAGAGGTGTGCGGTACGAGGGTGACGTGCAGGCGTGGCACGAGCGGCGGAAGCAGGCGGGATAGGGAGGCACCATGGCAAGCAATGCAGAAAAACGCTTCTGGACCTGGACCTTTGCCGAGCTGGAGGTTTACTTCGGGATCCGGCGGGGCGGGGTGAGCCACTACCTGAAGAGACGGGAGTTCTCTCCGGAGATCCTCGGACGCGTGCAGCCCAAGCAACTTGTCGAAACGGCGACGCACCCGGGCTTTGTCCCGGTCAAGATGGGCGAGGACGGGAAGCGACCAATCACGCGAGAGGTCGAGCAGGCATGCGGAAGCATCCCGTGGGCGGCGATGGACAAGGCGGTCAAGGCACTTGAGGCGGCAGATCGCGAGCATGCGGAAGAGGCTTACCGGACCTTCATGGCCGTCCAGCGCCGCTCCTACACGGACACGCTCGAAGGGATCGCCAGTCGTCTCGACATCGGGATCGCCACGCTCTACCGGCATCTTCGCTGGGCTTTGGATTTCGTGGACTGGTATCTCGGCAAAGAGGCGGCAGGGTGGCCGGAAGGGACTGAGGTAAGCTGATAGATTAAGTGATAGGTTAAGTGATAGGAAGGATGATAGATTATGTGATAGGTCAAGGTGTTATATTAGGCATTGTGAGCCGTCGTGCGTAGCGCCGCCCTCACTGGTCCGTCATTCTCCTTCCTCAAAGCAAAGGCCCTCGGGAAACCGGGGGCTTTTGTCTTTTCTCCGAGGTGCCTATGCAGCCGATCGCCTACGACAAGCCCTGCCCCGAGTGCTCTGAGGCCTTCCGGGTGCCACGCCATGCCTGCGTGCGGTGCAACGGGACGGGGAAGGTGAGGGCGGTATGAGCCTGAAGGATCGCGTCTTGTGGTGCATCGCCTTCGCGGTGGTGTTCCTGTGGCCGCTGCTACCAGGGGTGACGAGGTGACCTGCGCCGCCTGCGGCCAACTCGGCATCCTCCTGCCGCTGGTCATCAAGCGGAAGCGGGTCCACGTCTGCATGCCCTGCGTGACGAGCGGGGCGAAGGTCTAGTCTCCCCGGTGCATCGCGGGGGACGGGCGGCGGGGGCGGCAACCCTGCGCCGTCATTTTGTGGGATGGAGAAGTGGTCAACTCACCGGGCTCATACCCCGGAGATCGCCCGTTCGAGTCGGGCTCCCGCAACTGAGTCCGAGAGCCGCTAGACGGTCGGGTAGGACTCCACCGGCCTCTGTCCGCTCAGCTCCTACTAGCGTGGGAGTAAGGTGGATGGAGGTCTTTGGCGAGCTGGCGCAAGCCCTGGTCATTCTTAATCGGTCGGCCCCCGAAGCGACGGGGGAGTTATCGCCACACGGCATGGCGGCGTGGTGGGAACACGCGCTACGGAAGCGGCGAACTAGCTTGATGTCGCAACCGACGCTCTCGAAAAGTCCACCGGGGGCTAGCCCAAAGGACAGCCGGTTCAAATCCGGCCCATGCCACTGTCACGATACGCAGCAACGAAAGAGGTAACGCAATGAACAACGAAATCACCCAGCCCTTCCGGGTCTCGGCCAAGTCCAGCCCCGCCTCCCTGGCAGGAGCCATCACCGGCGTGATTCGGGAGACCGGACGCTGCGAGGTGCAGGCCATCGGAGCGGGGGCAGTGAATCAGGCAGTCAAGGCCATCGCAATCGCTCGGGGCTATGTGGCTCCGGCAGGGATGGACCTGGTCATCACTCCCGGCTTCCTGGACGTGGAGGTAGGGGGCGAGGAGCGGACGGCGATCCGGTTTGTCATCGAGCCTCGGTAGGACACAGATAGCCCCGGGTGCTCCGGGGTGTACCGCGCCTGCCCTCGACAAGCAGGCGCGGGAGCACACTGGGGAGTGTGCGATGAGGGCCGTCCGAGTGGCGGCCCTTTTACTTTGCTCTCCGCCTGGACGTGCAGGCAGGGGGCCGGGCGATGCCCTGGGATGGGGGATGGGCGGGTTCGAGTCCCGCGCCCGGTTATTTTGGGGGTGAGTGATGGACAGCGAGCAGATTCAAGCGATCGCGACCAGGACTCCGTATCGGTACGAGTGGGTAGCCGAGGCGGCGCAATACCTGGAGGCTGTCAATCCCAGCATCACCCCCGAAGAGGTCGAGGCCTTGGCGCCGATCGCTCGTAGGGTCTGGGAGATGGCAGGGCGGCCGCCGATGTTGGGTGCTCGGTAGGGCGGTAGGTGAGGGGGGTGGGGGATGGCGATGTGGGAGATATCGCACGAGCTTGAGCAGCTTGCCAAGAAGGTCATTGCCAAGCGCCCCGAGGTCGCCCACGTCGAGCCGTCGTCCGTCCTATTCATCAAGGAGCTTGAAACCCGGCCAAAGGCTATCGCGCGGTGCTACCGCCTGGCTGATCACCCCATCGGCCTCTTCACAGCAAAGCCATGGGCGGTCGTCTTCTACTGGTCGAACTGCGACTACATGAGCGAGGCCCAGCTCGCCCTCCTGATGATGCACGAGCTGATGCACATCCCGCCGCGCGGCAACAAGCTGGTCGATCACGACGTTAAAGACTTCCGGGCGGTGCTCGGCTTCGACCTGGATTGGGCCCAGCCCGGTAGCGAGGTGCCAGACATCCTAGAGTGAGGCGGCCATGGGTGAACAAAAGCGAACAAATTACAGCCCTACGCCGACCGAAAAAAAACTGCTGGAAGCCTTGCTAGACCCGGATAACCGCCTCAAGACCGTCACCGAGATCTGTCAGATCGCAAAGTGCAGCCGGACCACCTACTACCAGGCCTTCGATAAAGAGGAGTTCGTCGCCCACTACACCAAGCTCGCCAAGGATCTGAGCCGCAAGCACATTGCTCAGGTGATGAACGCCTTTGTGCGCGAGGCGGTGCGAGGCTCCTTCCAGCACGGCAAGGTGCTCCTTGAGATGGCGGGCCTAATCGTGGATGAGGATCAGCCCGACCCGAACGCCGACGCCCGCACCGTCAAGATCGAGATGCCGCCCGGGAGGTCGCTCTGATGGCTGTCGAACTCAACATCAACTACGGCGAGTGGGTGCCGGACCCGACGAAGCCCGGGGCGATGATCTGGACCGGCTACTTCCTGCCCAAGCAGCATGACTTTCTCTGGACGCCCGACGACGGCCGCCCGATGGATATCGCGTGCTACCTGGGAGGCGTCGGGTCCGGCAAGACCTTCTCCAGCGCGCGCAAGGGTTTCCTCATCGCCCAGAACTACCCCGGCTCGGTCGGGCTGGTAGGGGCCGAGGATTACCCGCTCGTTCGGGACACGACCCTTGAAGGCCCTGGCGGCTGGCTGGACTTCATGGAGGGGGAGCTGGAGATGCGGGAGGGGGTGCATTTCACCCTCAACCGCACGGAGCATAAGCTGGTCTTCCCGAATAGCTCAGTAGTCCTCTTCCGGGGGCTCCGGCAAGCCAAGAAGATCAAGTCCCTCAACCTGACGTGGGCACACGTCGAGGAGGCGTCGGATATCGGGCTGGATGCCTTCCTGATGCTCCTGGGGCGTCTCCGCCAGGCGGCTCCCCCGGGATGGAAAGGCGTCTGGAGAAAGTTCCTCTTCCTGTCGACCAACCCCGAGGAGTCGCCGGGCTGGATCGATGACATCTTCGTCGAGCAGGAGGACAACCCCGACTGGACGGACAAGGTGCGCGAGCAGATGGCGAAGATTCGCCAGTACATCCGCCTCATCCACGCACCGACGACCGAGAACACTCGCCTGCCGGAGGGCTACGTCGAGTCGATGATCGCCCTCGGCGACGAGGACTGGGTAGATACCTACGTGCTCGGGAAGACGGGGGCGAAGGGGAAGGGGAGGGTCTACAAGCCGTTTTCCCGTGAGGTCCACGTAGACAAGAAAGGGGAGCGCTGCTTCTACCGACCCGAGCTGCCGCTTTGTCTGTCGCTGGACTTCAACGTCAACCCCATGACCGGGGGCATCCACCAGATCCTCCCGGACAAGACCATGATCTCGCTGGATGAGATCAGTATTCCGCACTCGGGGACCGAGCAGCTTTGCCAGGAGTTCTTGAGGCGCTACGGCCCCGAGGGAGCCACCCCCCACAAGGGGCGCTTGCAGGTCTACGGCGATGCCGCGGGCAATTCGCGGTCCACCAAGACCAGCGAATCGGATTATGACATCGTGCGCCGCGAGCTACGCCCCGCCTTCAAGGCGGGGTTTTCGCTTAGGGTGCCTGATGCCAACGGGGCGGTAAAGGACCGCGTGAACGCCGTCAACGCCAAGCTCCGGAACGGCAAGGGCGAGGTGGGGTGGTACATCCACCCCCGTTGCCGGACGCTGATCAAAGACCTGGACAACGTGAAGTGGAAGCCGGGAACCACGGACATCGACAAGAAGGCCGATCCGAAACTCACTCACATGAGCGACAACGCGGGCTACTTGGTGGTCTGGGAGTTCCCGATGAAGGTCCAAACCCCGATGGCCTACGGCTCAACCGGCGTCCAGCGCCAGGCCCAGAACATGAGGATGTGACCATGGCAGCAAAGCCCCCTATCGGCTTCACGGTGGACCGCGAGGCCCGCACGGTGACGGCCGAGATCCGGTATGACCGGCAATACGGCAGCAACGTGCCCACCAACGGACTGATCGCGCCGGAGGATACCCTCAGCGTCGGCACGTACAAGCAGATGATGCGCGACGAGACAATCCGTCAAAACCACGAGTTCATCGCGTTCTCGGTCCTGAGCCGGATCGGTGAGTACCACCACGACGATAAGCGGGTCAAGGAGTTCGTCCTCAAGAACTTCGAGGACATGCGGGGCTCCATCTACGACGCCTTCCGAGAGCAGCTCCAAGGCATCCCTTACGGCTACTCGATTGGCGAGCCCGTGTATCGCCTCGACGGCCGCGCCACGATGTTGACCAAGGTGGACTACTACGACCCCGAAGGCATCGAGTTCCGGGTCATCACGAAGAAGGAGGCGGAGGAGGGGTTGGGGCTGTCCGGCGACCTGCACCCGGAGTTCGGAATCAAGCAGCAGGGGAATGGCTCGACCAACTACATCCCGCCCGCTAAGGCCCTCGTCTACGTCCCGGACAAGCGCTGGGGGAACTGGTACGGTAACCCGACCTTACGGGGCGCTTACAAGTGGTGGAGTTTCACTGAGAACGTGCCGAAGTGGTACGCCATCTCGCTTGAGCGGTACTCCATCCCCATCCTCAAGGCCACGGTGAGCAAGGAGCTTTACGACCAGACGATTACGGTCGGCGGAGTGACCTACGGACCGAGCGAGGAGCGCACGATCCTTGAGCTGGCCGTAAAGATCTTGGACGACATCTACGGCGGTCGCTCGGTGGCGGTCCCGGTGGGGATGGAGATCGATCAGATCACCTCCAACGCCCAGATATCTGCGGACTTCCGGGGGGCGATCGACTTCGCCAACAAGAATAAGAACCGTGCGCAGCTCGTCCCCGATCTCCTGGCCAGCCAGGGGCAGGGCACGGGCACTTACGCCATGGCCAATGCTCACCAAGACTTCTACTTTCAGCTCATCGACTGGCGGGTTACGCAGGTCACGGAGCTGATGCTGGACGGCCCGGTGCGCTTCCTGATCGAAACCAACTTCGGCCAGCTCGGGGACTGGGGCGTCTTCCAGCGCCGCAAGCCCGGTCAGAAGCAGGTCGAGGTCGAGGCCAGTGTGGTCGAGATGTTGACCGACAAGGGCTACCTCGATCCTGCGGTGCATGGGGAGTTGGTTCGTCAACGCCTGGAGTTCGAGGAGGCCACCGCCAAGCCGGACTCCAAGCCCGAGCCGGTCTTACCTCGTGCGCGCCAGGAGGAGCCGGAGGACGAGGATACCGACGAGGACGAACGCGAGACGCCGAAGCTCGCCGACGACGATGCGGGTGACGACCTACCGGAAGAGGTCAAGCCTCTCCTCAAGCTCCACAAGACGCTTGAGGAGAAGGCCGTGGCTGACTTCATGACCATCACCCGCAAGCAGGCGGAGGCGCTGGTGAGGCTGGCGGCCCGGATCAACCCTGGAGACATCCCGGATCTCCAGATGCCGAATGCCCGGGAGTTCCGGCGGGCCTGGGTGGATCACCTGTTGGAGGTCTATCGGGCCTTCCGCAGGCAGGGGATCGCCTCGCTGCCGGCCAAGGAGCGCCCCCCGGTGACGGAGGTTGCTCGCCCCTTGGCGGAGACCCTCAAGCGGAAGGGCTACGTCATCGCGGATGGCATCTCGGACGACCTGAAGCAGATGGCCAAGGAGACGCTCCTGCGGGGCTTCGAGCAGGGCAAGTCGACGGCCGAGATGGTCTTTGACCTGCAACAAGGCTTCAAGCCCTACACCGACCGCCCAGACGTGCAGGAGGCTGGATTCCAGCAGGCCTCACGCCTTACCGAGCGGGTACGCACCGCCTTCACGGACGTGGCGAACGATGCTCGGCTAGACGTGAGCAAGGAGGCGTCCAACGTCGTCGCCTACCGCTACCGGACGATCGATGACAACCGGCGTTCCAGGATCTGCGCGGGGCTCAGCGGGATGGTGGTGGCGGTGGACGACCCGATCGTCAAGACCATCAAGCCGCCGAATCATCACAACTGCCGGTCGATGCTGACCTACGTCCTTCGGGGCGAGGAGTTCGAGTTGACGCCGCGGGATCAGGTACTACGGGCGGCCGCGCGCATCCCGGATGCATTCAGGTAAGGAGGTGCCATGCTCAAGATCCCAGTGCACAAGCTGGGGCGGTGGGTCCATCCCAAGTACGGGGTGATCGAGGGGACGCAAAAACTCTTCGACGAGATGATCCAGAACTTCCGGAACGGGGTGCTGGGGCGCGAACCCTACGCCGAGTTCGGTCACAGCGAGAAGGCGAGTCAGGCCGTCGCACAGGCCTGGGTGAAGGACTTCGTCCAGGAGGGCGGCATCCTGTACGCCCTGGCCGAGCCCACTGACCCCGCCGTCGAAAGCCTCATCCGCTCCAAGAAGATCCGCTACAGCTCACCCGAGTACGAGCCCAACTTCACCAACCGGGAGACCGGCAAGAAGGTAGGGGCGGTGCTCAAGGCCGTGGGGCTGCTCAACAACCCCTTCCTCACGAAGCTGGGGGAGGTCGTCGCACTATCCGAGGACGAGGAGGTTACCTTCGTCCTTGATGCAGGGGAGGAACCTAAGCGTATGGAAATCAAAGACCTTGTGGCCGGCATCCAGACCGGCCTCTCGGGGCTGTTTCAGAAGCAGACCGAAGACCTCAAGGGCATGCTAGGCACCCAGCAGCAACCCGCCGCTGTCAAGCTCTCGGAAGAGGATCAGAGGACCCTTGACGAGGCCAAGGCCATCAAGGCCCGGGAGCTGAAGCTCTCCGAGCAAGAGAAGCAGTTCGCTCAGCGGGAGCGCAAGCTCGCGGTGGACGAGATGCTTGAAAAGCACGCGAAGGCCGGTATCCCTAAGGCCGTCCTGGACGCCGCCGAGCCCATCTTGCTCTCCGACCTGAAGGCCGATCAGACGGTCCAGCTCTCGGACGAGAAGGGCAACCCGACCACCAAGATCTCCCTCTCGGACGCCCTGGAAAAGGTCTTTGAGGCCTTCCCCGCGGCGGCCCGCGTGGAGCACGGCAAGTCCCACGGCACCCACCAGCCCCCCAAGAAGGACGCCGAGAGCACGCAGCTTTCGGACGACGAGGCGCGCGCCGAGGCCGATCGCATCCTCGGCAAGTCGAAGAAGGAGGCGTAAGCCATGCCCATCACCCCCAAGTTCAGCTCGCAGACGAGCACTCCCACCAACATCCACGTCAACCAGCACGGCATGGAGGCCATCTTCGGCGCCACCTTCCTGACCGGCCAAGGCGTGCTCCCCAAGGGCCAGGTAATCGGCAAGATCACCGCCAGCGGCAAGTACGGCAAGTTCAAGAACACGACCGTCGCCGAGAATGCCTTGGAGGCCGCAACCACCGTGACGCTCACCGATGCCTCGGGCTTCCAGGTGGGCGACTCCATCGTCATCGGCACCGAGGCCGCCAAGGTGATCAGCAACATCAACGGCAACGTTGTCACCGTCACCGCCCTCGCCGCCAACCAGAACGCGGGCGTGGCGGCCAAGGCCAACAACGGGCTCGAGAAGGCGGTCGGCATCCTCGCGGATGACGTGGACACCACCCAGGGCGATGCCCTCGGCCAATACTACGTCCACGGCTTCTTCATCGCCTCGGCGATCAAGAACCTCAACGCCGCCGCGAGGACCGATCTGCCCCTCGCTGCTTTCCTGTAAGGAGGAACCATGGGACTCGAACAATACAAGGTACTCCAGCACAAGGTCATGACCGCCATGGTCCAGGCCTTCACCCAACCGATCTTGCGCGGCAAGACCATGTTCCCGGACCAGCCGATCCTGACCAACACGGCCGAATGGGACGTGGTTCGCTCCTCGCGGACGCTCGCTCAGTTCTCGGTGCCTGGCACGGCCGCCAAGATCGTCGCCCTGATGAGCCAGGAGAAGAAGACCTCGACGACCGCCCACATCTTCCAGAAGAAGATCATCCCGGGCGCCGTCATGGCCTGGCTCCGTCAGCCCGGCACCGAGCATCAGCAGATGGGCGAGCGCAAGGTGGCGGACGAGATCCAGGATCTCGATCTCACCGTCGAGCATCTGAAGGAGTGGGCCCGCTGGCAGGTGCTCACTACCGGCAAGCTGATCATCAACCAGCCGGACATCAAAGCCAACGTGGACTTCCAAGTGGCCAACAGCCATCTGCCGCAGCCGGACGTGAGCTGGGACGATGAGGACCACGACGCGCCGATCATCGAGAACCTCCGTGCCTGGCGTACGCTGGTCAACGAGGATTGTGGCGAGGTCGTCACCCGCATGATCGTCTCCGAGGACGTCATGAGCGCGATGATCAGCAACAACGGCGTTTATCGCCTGATGGGCGATCAGCTCAAGACACAGATCCTCAAGACGGGCTACATCACCCAGATGCTCGGCATGGAGATCGAACTCTACACGGCCACCTACAAAGACTCCAACAACGCCACCCAGACCTACCTCCCGAAGTCCAAGATCCTGCTCACCGCCGGCACGGGCTTCGCCGAGGAGCAGACCGCGCCCTCGACGGATCCCAAGTCGGGATTCCGCCCCGGGAAGTTCTCAAAGTCCTGGGAGCAGGAGGATCCCCCGCAGGTCATGGCGTCGATCGAGGACAACCTTCTCCCGGTCCTCAAGAAGCCCGACAACATCCTCTGCGCCAACGTCATCTTCGGCGAAGGCTAGGGGCCGCATGGCAGTCAAGATCATGCGCGGCGGCCTCACGATCGGCCTGAGGGTGTACCAGGAGGGGGAAGTGATCGACAACCCGAGCGATCGCCTCCTCGCCGTCGCCCGAAACCCCAGGCGAGACGAGGCCGAGGAGATACCCGACGAAACCCCGGAAGATCCGGCGCCCCCCGCAGCGGTGGCGCCGGTTTCGCTCTCCGTGGGTAGTGACGAGGATCTCCCGGAGGGCAGGACGGAGGACGCGCCCGACGACCCGCCGCGCTACACAGCGGAAGCGCTCGGAGAGCTGACTCGGGATCAGCTCAGGGAGATCGCCAAGGGGCTCGGAGCGGACGTGGCGGGCAACGCCGCGAAGGCGGTCTTCATCGACGCCATCTTGGCCAAGCAGGCCCAGGAGGGGGAGGGGTAGCGCCCTCCCTCGCTTTTCTCGGAGGTGGACATGGGAAACGCCTATACGACTCAGCAAAAGGTGCTGGACGAGGGGCTTAAGGACGTTCCGAACAGCTCGAAGGCCCTCATACCGGGCTGGATCGAGGACTCCTCGCGCATCGTGGATACCGCGCTCGCGAGGGTCTACCGAGTGCCCTTCAGGGACATCACCGCATCCCCCGGCACCCCGTCCCTGATCGAGCAGATCGCCCGATACCTGACGGTGGACCGGCTACTTCGGAAGCTGGGGCTCCTGCGCTACGACGAGAACAACCGCCTCGTCGACAGCTACGAGCAGAAGGCCTGGGACCTGCTCGACAAGCTCAAGTCGGGCGAGTTGGCTATCCCGGCCGATCAGCTTCCCGGCGAGCCTCTCCCGGTCGTCATGCCCGGCGCCACGTCCCAGAGGCCGCCCAAGGTCTTCCACGAGGGAGCATTTCGCGAATGGTAGGCCTGGGGTTATCGGTCGATAACCGGGCGCTCACCATCCTCTCGGGGCTTGAGGAAGCGATCTCCGATTGGTCGGTGCCTCTCGCCAACTTCCACGCCTACATGATCCGCGAGGTGGACGAGCAGTTCAAGGTCGCAGGGGATGGCACCCGAAGCACCTTCGCCCGCGGCGTCTGGTGGCCCGGCTTCGCCCCGCAGTACACCCGGAAGACGGATGGCGTGGTGGTCCCGGCCTGGGGCGGCGTGCCGAACATCGGGCAGTACTCCTGGATCAACCAGCGCCGCAGGGAGAGCCAGAAGGCCCGCGGCGAGAAGGCCGACCGGACGAACCGCAACCGCAAGGTCAAGGGTCGCAAGCGTCCGAGCGGCCAGCGCATCACCCCATCCTCGAAGCTCATGCAGGACACCGGGGCGACGCGCGCGACCGCGATGACCGGGTTTGTCGAGGAGACGCCCACCAGCATCACCATGGGGCCGGGAACGCCCTATGCCGCCCGCCAGAACGCCATGCGTCAATTCGTGTTCTTCCAGACCCCGAAGGACCAAGAGGAGCTGGAACGCCAGGCCATGCGCTGGCTGAGAACCGAGGTAAAGGGCCTGGAAGCCCGAGGAGCTTAGATGGCAGCACCCACGGAAGACTTTTTGAATCAGGCGGTTGGCGAGGTGATCGCCACCCTCAAGGCCTCGGCCGACTTCGTATCACCAGACTTCATCGACCAGGAGGGCGACGAAGAAGACGAGGGCGGGGGCGAGGAAGAGGGGGAGGTCGAGCCCTACGCTGTCCCCGAGGACGCCTGCGGCGTCATCGTCTACATCGAGGACCGCCTCCCTCCGTGTGAGGAGATCCCCGACCATCGCCTCCCCCATTGCGGCGTGGCCTACCTGGGGGACGATCCCAACATCGCGGACAGTGCGGCCAGCGACACCGCCTACACCATCAACCTCGGGCTCAGGCTCTACCACCGCGGCACCAACCGCCGCAAGGTCTGGCGCGAGCTCATGAGAGCCTGCGCGGTGATCGCCAAGATTGTCGCGTACGAGATGAGCCCCGAGGGCAGTAACTTCAACGGCTTTGCCGAAAACGCCCGCTACATTGGCGGCGTAGCCATCGACACCCGCGAGCAAAGCGGCTTCGGGGCGCTGCTACCCGTGCGGATCGCGCTCGAAATCAGCCGCCCCGATTACTAGGAGGCCCCAGTGAAGAAGAAACCGACCACCACCCCCCGGGCCGTCCGCATGGACCCGCCCCGAGGCTCCGAATCCTTCCCCGCCGACGACCCCCGCGCAGGTTACTACCAGCCGGGGGTTTCTTACGTCGTGGGTCACGCCCTGAGCCCCGAGAAGGCCGCCACCCTCGTCCAGGGGGGCGGTTACACCTACTGCGATCCCCCCGAGGCTCCTGCGGCCTCTGAGAGCGAGCCGGACGCCCCGGCCGAGGAGGAATAGATGGCTGTCGGAACAAAGGACCTGATCGGCTTCGCGATCGAGTCGGCATACGGGACCGCTCCCGCCGCCCCACTCAAGGCGTGGCCCTTCCGAGGCGATCGCCCCACGCCTCGCATGGAGGCCGCCAACGACGAGGACACGAAGACCGGGAGTCAGATCCTGGGCTCGGAGTCCGTCGTGGTCCGCCGCTGGCTGGAGGCGTCCGGGCTCGAGATGGATGCCCGGGTGGATAACCTGGCCTTCTGGCTCTACGTGACGCTCGGCACGATCGCGACCACGGGCTCCAGCCCCACCTACACGCACGTCATCACGAACAACGGTGGCGAGAAGCCCAGCATGACGGCGTTCTACCGGAATGCGCTCGTGGACTCCGGCAAGCTCGAAGCCTACCCCGGACTCAAGGTCCAGTCCCTGACGATCCGGAGCCAGGAGGGAGCCAAGGTGATCGTGCTCCCCGACCTGATCGGTAAGGGCGTGGACTCCGCAGGCGGCTTCTCCGAGGTGACGGCGAGCATGGCGGCCCTCAACCGCGACAACCCGATCACCCACGGGAAGATCGACAAGATCTTGCTCGGTGGGACTGACTTCAAGGGCGCGCTCCGCTCCTTTGAGCTTGTCATCGCCCCTCAGTACAGCATCCAGGATGAGCGCGGCGCGGACGGCGTTTTGATCCAGCAGCTCGAATGCACGGGCGTCCAGATCACTGTCAGCGTCGAGTTCAACCACAACGCCGCCTCGAAGACCCTGATCGAGCGCGTCTTGGCCCAGACCGCCGCCGCCCTGGAGCTGAACATCGCCATGGGCACGCACTCCTGCAACATCAAGCTCCCTGCCGTCTTCCTGGACGATACGGCCGTCACCGGCGGCAAGGCCAAGCTCCGCAAGGCCTTCTCTGGCCGGGCTTACGAGGATCTGTCCACCGCCAAGGCGATCGAGGCGACCGTCATCAACGCCACCGCCAGCTATACCGCATAAGGAGAGCGCCATGGCCTTCATCTTGACCGACAAGCCCCGCCTTCATCGCCTGGAGTGCGACACCCCCGCCGGATCCACGTTCTACCTGACCTTCCGCGAGATGACTGAGGACGAGCGCGGGAAGTTCGACCTGGAGCATGCGAAGTGCCGGAGCCGCCCCGGGGACAAGCCCGAGGACGCCACCCGGCGCTTCGACCTCCTGATCTCCCAGACCGCAGCAGCCCTGCTCGCCGACTGGGAGGGTGTCGAGGACGATGGCGGGAATCCCATCGAACTGACGGACGAGGTCCGGCGCGTCTTCGTAAAGGACGACGAAAGCCGGAAATACTGGCGGCCGTACATCTTCCGCTACCTCTGGCCCTCGACCCGGGAGGTGGGCCTGAAGAAGGACCGAGACGTGCAGATCGCGCCGCTCGACCTCTCGGAGGGTGAGGAGCGCCTGGACCCTCAGTTCTTCTAGAGCAGGCGGAGCTACTCCACGACAAGCAAAAGGCCATCCGGGCGGGTGGCCTTGATTGCTCCGACTGCCCCTACCGGGCCGACCTGAAGCTCCAGGGGCGACGGTGGGGTAAGCAGGCCATCCGGGAGTTCTGCCATGACGGCAAGCGCCCGGAGAAGAAGGGGCCGCGCGACGGCTGTGCGGCCCTCTGGCCCGCCTGGGGTGTGGTCGCGGAGTACGCCGAGACGGTAGCCCTGTGCAAGGAAGGCATGCCCGCCCCCACCTACTGGACCCGCGACGACTGGCGCAACGCCGTCATGATCGCCAATCGCATGGAGCGGCTGGCGCATGAGGAGCTGCCCCGCAAGGAGATTTGACCATGGCACAGCAAGGCACCGTCACGATCACGGCGAAAGTCAACGCCGCCCAAGCCGAGCAGGCCTTGAAGTCCCTTGGTGGGGCGGCTCAGCGGATCGCCGTGGACTACCAGCGCTCCTCCGAGATCCAGGCGAAGGCAGCCCGTGGCACCACACAGCTCTATGAGCAGCAGGCCAAGGCCGCTACCCAGGTGGCTGAGATCCGACGGCGCCTGGATGATCAGATGGCGCGCTCCACTATGACGAGCGTCGAGTACCGGATCCACGCCATCAAGCGCGAGGCCCAGGAGGTAGACAAGACGATCCGGCAGATGGCGATCAGTCGGAGGCAGCAAGAGGAACTGATCTACCGTAACGTCGCGGCGATGGAGGCCCAGATCACGGCCGTAACGAAGGCGGAGGCCGAGAAGCGGAAGGCGATCAGCAGCGAGCAGGCCGGATCCGCCGGTGGGCTCTCCGGGATGGCCTCGCGGATCGGGCGCGCCAGCCTCGTCGCTGGTACGGTTTCGGTCGGCGCGGGCATGGCCTGGAGTCAGATACAGCCTGCCATCGACGCGGCCGCCAAGTTCGAAGAGCGCATGGAGGCGCTCCAGATCATCACCCAGAAGACCGGGCGCTCCTTCGCGGATGCCTTGGCGATGATCAAGGAGTTTGACGACGGCATTACCTCGTCCGGAGCGGTTGCCGAGGCGGTTGGCTACCTCTCTACGATGAACGTGACCATGGACGAGCAGCGAAAGCTTATCGGCCTGATTCGAGATGGCCTTACGGCGGCCGGCCGGGACGTGGACACCTACTTGCCTCAGATGGTCCTAGCCGTCAAGAACATGAACTCCACCATGTTCAACCACATGATGGTCACGAAAAACGCTGACGTGATGCTCAAGGAATACGCGCGTTCCATCGGGACCACCACGGAAAAACTGACGGAGAACCAGCGCCAGACGGCGGTTCTCATAGGAGTGACGCAGGAGCTCACGACCTACCAAGGGCTGGCGGAGTCCTCCTCTCAGGACTACACCGGCAGCGTCAACCGCCTTGCTACCGCAAAAAAGAAGCTCGCCGAGAACATCGGCGCCGAATTCCTTCCTGCCATGAAGGGCGTGAACACCTGGCTTGAGCGGAATATCACCAGCTTCAACGAGTGGCTTGAGAAATCCCGCGCCGTGCGTGATCGGCAGTTCGAGATCGGGGCGGCTCGCTCCGCCCTGTACCGCGGCGAAGCTCTGACGTTTGGCCCTGGCTTCGGAGCGGATGCAGACCAGCGCGCCAAGGAAGCTGAGGCAAGGGAGGCCAACGAGCGGAAAGCGGCCGCAGAAGCGGCGGCAGAGCAACAGCGCGAAGCCGCCGAGAAGGCCAGAAAGGAGGCTGAAACCCAGGCGAAGAGGGCTGCTGACGATCAGAAGCGGCTCCGGGAGCAACTCAACAAGGATCTCCTCCTGATCGACACCACTGGGGCTGAGCAGCAACGCGTCCAGGCCAAGATCCACCTCGGCGCCATGATCGCTCAGGCCCATGGCAGTGCCCAACTCGAGGCCGATGCCCGCAAGCTCTATTGGAAGCGCGTGAGCCAGATCGACCGCGAGGAGTCCGATCGCATCCAGGCGGAGAATACCCGCACTCGGATGAAGTACGGCGATGGCGGACTGTGGTTTGATGACACGATCAGCCGCGTAAATACCGACGACGCCAATCTCCGCAAGCAGGAGACGCAAGGCGTCCATGACCTCTTCCGGCAGCACTTCTCCGAGCGCGAGCGCAAGGAGCAGGAGCTGATCGAGAAGCGCAAGCGCGCCGAGGAAGAGATCGGACGGACGCGGCAGCGGCTCGCAGAGGATGCGGCCCGCATGGTAGGCAGCTTCGCAGCCCAAGCCATCCGCACCGGAGAAGGTCCGTCAGGCGGCGATATGGCGCGGGGATCCGGAGCCATAATCGGCGGGGTGATCGGCAGCGCTTTTCCGGTCATCGGTACGGCCATCGGAGCCACGGCAGGCGGGATCATCGGGGATATCGTCGGCGCGGAGTTCGATCGCCAAGACGCCGCAGCCGAGAAGCAACGCAAGGCCGCCGAGGACCAGCGCAAGGCCGCCGAGGACCAGCTAAAGGCTGTCAGCGATCGTCGGTATCGGGATCGGGTAGGGAACGAGTGGGGCGCGATCGATCAGCGCCAATCCAACGCTATGACTCAGATCGACATTGACGAGCGATCCGGCAAGATCACGTCAGAGGAGGCGGACAAGCGCCGAACCGACCTGACCTACTCCGCCGGGATGGTGGACCTCCGCCAGGACGTGATCAAGCAGTTTGGAGGGGATCGTCTCGGAGGCTATGAGGATCAGATGGCCCAGGAGGTGATCGCGGCCATCCAGAGCGGCCGGGACATCTACGACATCGCCAACAACCCGCCAGTCCAGGGCGTCCCCTTGGATATCAGCATGCTTGAGTTGATCGCCGAGCGCCTGAAGGGACTCGATCTTAGCAAGCAGCTCGCGGGTATTCTGCCGGGGTCTACCCCCCAGAATCCCAATTACACCATTGTCCTGAACCAGAAGGATATCTGGGCCTTCATGCCCAAGGATGCCTTCTTCCGCTCCGGCGGCCCCGGCACGCGGCGGGATGACGGGGCGAGGGGGGTAGGCGTCGGGGGGTGATAGCGCTCACCCCCTTGCCTGCCTTTCCAATATGGGGCATGATGCTGCAATCGGATGCTCGTATGTCATAGGAGGTGCGCCATGATCCGCCGCTTGCCGATAGCCCTGGTGTCCAGCGCCATCGCCCTCGGGGTGGTGAGTGGATGCGACATGGAGGTCTTCATGGGTGGGGTGAATATCTCTCCCAACTTGGGTGATAACCCAGCTACGACAGCCTCTCCCACCCCGACACCTCACCCTGACCATCTGAAGTATGTACAGGGAGTGGCGATGGAGCTGCGGAAAGATAACGGAACGCTATTAACCACCTACACAAGTGATTACTTTGACCTGTTCCAGTACAAAATCAGCGAATTGCCTGAATTTGGCCATTTCCGGATCTACTTCCAAGAAAAAAGCCTTGATGCTGGCGCAAACGGGTTTTTTATCTGGAACAACAAGAAAGAATCCCAGCAAATCGAGTATATTAATCGAGGGTTTTTCGATTTCTTAGACTTTGATGAGGCTCCAGAGAGGGGGTGGGAAGTCGATTCCTACCTTGATCGAAAAATCCAAAAAGCTAAAATTGATGAGCTAATACTTTTCCGGATAACAGACACAGCTTCTAGCTCCATGTATTACGGAAAAATTAAATTCAAGGAATTATATAAAGAAAAGGTCATTTTCGATTATATTTTGAACACAAGTCCCGGCGACCGGGCACTCTAAGTTTTCACACAAACCACTCTCATTCCCTGGCTTCGGCCGGGGATTTTCTTTTGGAGGTCCCATGCGTCACGTCGATTCCGCGTACCTCAATATGATCGCCAGAATGCACTACCAGGCCGACTACCTATTCCGCTTGGTCACCCAGGACGGTAAGGTCTACCCTATCCCCTCTCGGGCTGTCCTGAGCGCCCCGGCAAGCGCCTCGGTCAACTCCCCGGCCACATGGGAAATGCCCGTCAGTATCATGGCCTCGATGCTGCCTCGGGGCGTAGCCCCCCAGCAATACCATGGCATCGAGGTCGATCGCCTCATGAAGGGCAACCGCATGCCGTACTTCCGTGGGCTGATCGATGAGGTGCGGCGGGGATGGGGGGTCGAGAACGGTGTCAGGGTCCAGACGATGGAGATGCAGGCCTTTGGCGTACTCCAGCGGACCAAGGGCTATCGTGTGGACAGCTTGCAGTTGAATCCCGTGACCCAGGATGGCGACAGGCAGATGATGGGCCTCGGGAAGTGGATTACCTGGGCTCCAGGAACCTTGAAGTCACCTGGCGGCACCGATCAGATACCCTATGGAGGTGCAACGCTGGGTGAAGTCTTCATTTTGCCAGCCCCTGCTACTGGACCGGCCTACCAGGAGGGGACCGACTACACGGTCGATCGCACCAAGATACCGATCGTGATTACCTGGATTACGACTCCCGCCACCACCAGACAAATTTGGTATGACAAGTTGGAGCGCTTCGTGGTGCCGTATCTGACGGCGACAAGGTACTTGACTCTCCCGCCAGGCCGGGACTACAACGACCTCTATCACACCTATGTGCTAGATTTCCTGCCCGGCTCCCCGGACAAGATCCGCGTAGCTGATCGGACGGGGTATGGCACTGAGTACGCCATCCCGCAGGATGATTACCTGATCATCACGACCTCAGACGGAACCGAGCATATCATTGAGCGGGGGGCGGCGGCGGATCTCGATGGATGGATGGATCTCCAAGATCCACTTCCTTCAGGTATCGCGAAGGGTGATCCGGTCAGGCTCCCGACGACGGAGGCCTTCAGCGCGTGGGCAGATAATCGGTACCTGAGCTTCGCCAAGACAAGTGATCCGAATAACCCAGTTCTCGTCTGGAACTCGCGACTTTTCAAGGCGTATCCCCAGCTCGGGTATGCCGTGCCTACCCCTAGGGTCTGGAGCGATAACGAAGACGTCTATATCGGGTCATTTCTGCTGGGTAATGGCATTGGCTCTGGATTCGGCTACATCCGGGAAGATGTGGACGCTAATCGAATCGAGGAGGTGGTGAAGTATATCTTGACAACCGAGACAGGGTTATTCGATCCGAGTGAGATTGTCACCGAGCCCACTGGAGTTTACGTCAAGAATCGCACGTGGAGCGGGATTCAGCTTCCAGACCTTCTGTCGGAGTTCAAGGATCAGGCGATGAGCCCAAACACCTTCGTCCACGACACTCAGGACGGCAAGGTCACGATCAAGCCGTACCGGCAAAAACCAAAGCCGGATTGGGTGATGCGGGGGATCCAGCGCGTCGAGGAGACGGAGGTGCCGGAGCCGATCACAGCGGTGACGGTGATTGCCGAGGCCGCGGAGCCAGTAAATCTAGCTGGTGAGTGGATTTTCACCGTGGAGGGGGCGGAATTTCCGGAGCGAATCACGGATCAGATCACCTCTGGTGGGCCAGATGTACCTACGGGATCCGATACCCCAGATGGACATATAGGCGCCATCTTTCAGATCCCCCGCCCCGAGCCATCAACTGCCCACCCTCTGATCAGCGAGATCAGGATCACTGCTACCGGCCAAGTCACCATGTTCTTTTCCGAAGACCTGAGCTTCGCCAATGTGTGGATCCTCCCGGGAATGAGCTCCCGGCAGATCGACTCCGGGACGGTTACGATCGGATCAGAGGAAATTGCGCGCGCCATCACAACTGATGCGGGATATCTGGTCGTAATCATTGAGTCTGTGGTAGATGGCGACACGATGGCGGGCTCCGTTGAGATCCCCGCCACCTGCTCCGAGATCGAAATCCTCACCAAAAAAGCCGGCTACTGGCGGGCCGCCCTCACCGACGACACCGACCTCGCCCCCGCCGACCAGGGGCCCAATCGCTTCGGTACGATCTGGCGTCAGCCCGACCCAACCAAGCGCATGAGCTACCGCTACGCCCCGACGAGCTACCTCAAGCGGGTGCAAGTGCTCTACCCGGACAAGGCGAGGGATGAGGTCAAGAGCATGGCGGGGATCAGCCAGCAGGACACCAGAGACTACGCCGAGCGGTGGCAGGATGAGCGGGTGAGGGCAGGCAACGCCTATACCGTCATCGCCCCCTACGATGACCGTGCAGAGCTGGGAGACACGGTACACGTGGCATGGGAGGGGTTCAGCAAGAATCTCTTGCTCTGGGGCATCCAGGGGCCAGCCAATCCCAGAGAGGTGATGGCGACGTACACCTTCCACGACTACGGACTATGACCCCCGGCACCGCGCCGGGGGTTTCTCATTGGAGGCACCATGGCAAGGCAACCTTCCGTCAAAGTCAATGGCTACGAGGTGGGCGACCACCCTGCGCGCCGCATCGTCTGGGCGGAGACGGAGGGGCTCCTGGAGCCCACCAAGCCCTCCCCCTGGGCCTCCTTCGAGACCTTCGCGGGGCCTGGGGCGAACGACGGCGGGGACATGGACTATCCCGTCCGCCGTCTCTCGATCGTCGTCCGGATCACCAGGCAAAGCGGCTTCCTGAGCAAGCACGAGGCCTTGGCCACGCTCGCCAGCATCTTCTCCGGCAAGCCCGCGATCGTCCAGGTGGGGAGCCTCTACCTGGAGGCCGAGTTCAGCCCCCCGCAGGTGATCGCCGACGCCTGGAAGCTCGGCTCGGGCTACCTGACGGTCCGCTTCGAGGGCGAGGCCATCCCCGGCACCTACTGGGGCTCTTACGGCTACGAGAAGGGTCGGGCGCAGGGGATCGTGGTCCAGGACGATCGCCCCGACCACCCGTCGCTCATCGCCTCGGGCAACTCCTTCGTCATCCAGGGACTGGGGACCGCTCCCTCGGAGGCCGTGATCCAGGTCACGAATACCTCGCTGCCCGACACGACGGTCTACCTGCGGGGGGCTCAGGGGCAGATCGTACCGGTGAATCTCGACGCTACGGGCTACGGACGGATTGACGAGGGGTACGGCTTCCTGCTCTACCCCGGAGCCAATACCGTGCGGATCGTGGACGCTGCGGGGGCGCTGATCAGCACAGGCACCTTCGCGACCTGCTTCTACGGGACGCGCTGGAGGCACATCGGCAACACAGGCAACCGCCTTGCGGACGGGCCGACCTTCCAGTTTGCCCGCACCGGCTCCGCCACCTACCTCTCCCTCGACGGCCAGCTCCGGACGGCTGGGGATGGGGAGGCGCGGATCGGCTTTCCGGGGGCGGTGGGGCGGCGGAACTACGTCTCCAACTCCAACAACTTCCAGACGGCTCAAAACAGCTTCTTCGGCGGCGCTGGGAGCGTGACGGCGGGCTACAGCACCTTCGAGGGTGATCCTACCAGCAAGGTCTCGCTTGCGGCCGGGGCCACGTTCCGTACCACGGTGAGCGGCTTAACCACGGGTGTGGCCTATGTCGTGAGCTTCTGGGCTCGCGTCCTCACTACCGGCTCGGTTCGCCTCACCCTCGATCTCAAGGACGGCGCCACGCAAAACCTCGACCTGACGACGACCCTCACCCGTCACAGCCTGACCCTCACGGCTGGATCGTCTGCCGGCGTGGATATGTGGGCCTCGGCGGGGGCGCTGGACTTCGAGATCCGCGGCCTGCAAGTCTCCGACACCCTCTCCGCCTACCAGCCGACGAAGGACGGCGCGATCGACTACTCCCACCCCCTGCTCGGGGGCGGGGTGGTGCTGGAGGGAGGGGCCACCAACCTCCTCAGCAGCAACCAGGCCACAGGCACCGACGCTCTCGGAGACACCACCGGATTCTCAAAAAATAATGGCATCGAGACGCTATCTAGCGACACAGGGACGTATTATCAGGGCGCCCGCTCGCTGAAATGTACGGTCAGCGGGACGACAGCTTATCAAGGGATCTTCCTGGCGACCGCACCAGTCACGGCGGGAAAGACTTACACCTTCCAGGCTGTGATAAAGGGGGCAGGCGCAGGGTTAGGCTATATCGTCTTGACTGACAATGGATCGACCCCCCAAACGGTCACAAAAACAGTCAGCGTCACCACCGACTGGCAGTTTGTTTCCGTGACCATCACAGCAAGCGCTGGATCTACCACCGTCAAACCCGCGTTTTACTTCCCGAACAGCGCCCCGGTAAGCTTCTGGATTGACGCCTTGATGGTCGCGGAAGGCCCCTTTTCAACCTCTTGGGTAGACGGCGCCCGCGCTGCCGACCTCCTCGGCATCGTCCCGCTTCACAACCTGCTCCGCTGGAGCGAGGATCTGACGCAAGCGAGCGCCTGGGTTACAGGCTCCTCTATGGCAATCACAAAAGCAGGGGGCGACAACACGCTAACCCTCGTAAGTGCAAACTCTGAGGTAATACAGGCCTCTGGGGCCACCAACGTAGCAGGCAAGACCTACACGGCAGCGGTTCGGGTGAAGCTCGGCACCTTGTCTGGCAACATCCGAATTCAGCTGATCGACCAATCCAACCTGATCGCTCAAACGCAGATTTTCACCTCAGCGCTATCTGCGAGCGAATATCGGACATTCTACGTAACGGGCACAATGGGCTCCTCGGCTACTCAGGCACGGGTAAAGCTCATCGGGCAATCCGGCTCAGGGACGGTCTTAGTGGAATCAGTGAGACTGCTCGAAGGCTCCCACCCCGGCATCTACGTCCCGACCACCGACGCCCCGATCCTCCCCCCGCCCAGCCCGGTACTGGATCCGGCGTGGAGCCAGAATGGGCGGGTTCGGTTCACCGGAATTTTTCCCGATGTCAACGTGAACGGTAGAAACTTTGGGCTTTTCGGTGGCTTCGGTGGCTTCGGTGCTACTCCAGATCTTTGTCTCTGGAAATACGACACATGGGGGCAGTATAGAAACATTTCTTTTTCGAGGCGCGATAGTTCCGGGGTGCTGCGTCACCTACAACCTGCGCCTACAACTGACTTGGCTGACGGCACACCTCACGACGTTGAGCTTGAGTGGACCAACGAGATCAGCGAGGCTACGGGCGTCCGTCAGATGTGGATGCGCATCTACATCGACGGCGTGAAGGTAGCGGAGCAGGACGTAGCCGCTCTCTACGGCGCTACGGCCTGGGCTCCCCTTGATGCAAGCCGCCTGATCAGCGACGGCTCCGTGCATGCGGTGCTCTCGCGGATCGCCCTCGACTACCCCACCCCCCGCGCCGGATGGCGTCAGGTCACGCAATAGGAGGCCCCATGGACAAGCAACAGCTCCTCGACAAGCTCTGGCAGATCCTCGACGGCATCGACCGGACGGAGACGGACCGGGACGGCTGGTGGGAGACTTCCACCGGAGCGACCTTCGGAGCCGGAGTCCTCAGGCAGATCGAGGATGCCTTCCGCGAATAACCCGACACCCACCGCCCCCGCCTCGCGCGGGGGCTTTCTTCATGGAGGACACCCCATGGCCCAGCCCATCACCCCCTTGCACACCCACCGCGAGATCGAGGCCTTCGCCGCTGATCTTCGCGCCGAGACGATCACCCTCTCCTGCACGGAGGGGACTGCGGACGAAGGCGGCACCTACCAGCCCGCCCGGCCCTTCGAACGCGTCATAGACGGCGAGGCCTTCGCAGCGATTGCCTCGACCGTCATCACCATCCAGACGCCGCACCAGACCGAGCAGATCACCGTGCGCGAGCTGCTCAAGCGCCTGCTCTACCCGCACGTCCTGTAGGTGGCGCCCGTGATCGCCCGCGACAAGTTCGGCCATGCCGCAGCCGGCGCCGTGATCGCCTGCCTGGCCTGCCTGCTCACCCGATCCACGTCCTTCGCCGCCCTGGCCGTCCTCATGGCCGCCGTGGGCAAGGAGGCCTGGGACGCGATGGGGCACGGCACCCCGGACCCCTGGGACGTGCTGGCGACCATGGCAGGCGGGGCTCCCGTCATCCTGATCGCCCTCACTCTCTAGCCTGAAAGGACCGCTCCATGAGCACACGCTCCATCCTCGCCACCATCCCGCACGTCATGGGCCAGCTCCTGGACGCGGCCCCCCTCAAGATCGCCGTCGCCCTGGTCGTCACCATCGGCGGCTGGCTTACCTCTCCCGGCCTCTACCAGGTCGCCGTATGGGCCCTCATCCTCGACTGGGTGACGGGCACCAGCAAGGCCATGCTCCTGCGCCAGGTCCACTCGGACGCGGGCGTGAGGGGCGCCATCAAGACCACGATCTACCTCGCGCTCCTGGGCTGCGGCTATGCCATGACCCACGCTGGCCCGATCGCATCTCAGGCCGGGGAGTGGGTCGCGCTCCTGATCCTCTACACCGAGGCCGTGAGCAATCTGGAAAACACCGACTCGATCACCCGCCGCCTGGGGTACGACGTGCCGCTCCTGCGCCGCCTGATCGGGCTTCTCAGGATGCGCGCCGAGGAGATCGCCCCCGAGGAGCCTGCCGACAAGCCTACCGACAAGCCCGAGAAGGAGGAAACCCATGCGCCTTAGTCCCAATTTCAACCTCATCGAATTCGCGTGCCGCTGTGGCTGCGGCGGCGAGCAAGCCCCCGAGATCGTCGCCAACCTCATGCGCGTCGCGGCCATGCTAGAGAAGGTCCGGCAGGCCTGCGGCGGCAAGCCTCTGCACGTTACATCGGGCTACCGCTGCCCCAAGCACAACGCCAACGTGGGCGGCGCCAAGGCGTCGCTCCACCTGACAGGGAAGGCGGCGGACGTGACCTGCGCCACCCTCTCCCCCGTCGAGGTCCAACGGATCGCCCGCGGCGTCCCCGAAGTCCACGGCCTGGGCCTGGGCAAGACCTTCACGCATCTCGACGTGCGGGGCCACCGCGTCGAGTTTCCGTACTGAGGAGGGGACATGGACAGCCTTGACCCCACCGAGGGACGACTCCCCGCCGCCATCGCCGCCGTCGCCCTGGTCGTCGGGGCGATCGTCGCGCTGCTCGTCGTCGGCTCCCTCATGGCTCGATGCTCGATGCCTGCGGAATCACCACCGAATGACGCAATGGAACAGCCGAATGGAACACAATCAACCGCCCAAGCCACCGCAACCGCCTCTCAGGCCGTCCGGGTCACGATCACCCGAAAACCGGCCTCGCAGGACGCCCCACAAGCGACGAGGCGGGGCGAGCCGGGGGGATTGGGCCTATCAGGCGGGGATGGCGGCTCCACGGCCCCCACGGACGGCGAGAGCATCACCATTGAGGTTTCTCAGGCTGTCGGAGTGGCTGCGGGGGCTTCGGCGAGCGTTTCGGCTCCAACTTTCGGCAATCTGCCGAAGGTTGACCATGCCCGCCTCGGCCTCGTCGCCATCACCGCCCCCGGCATCCTCGCCGCCGACTACCAGCTCCTGCGCCTCGACGCATCGCCCCTCTCGCGGCCCGCCCTCGGCGTGGACCTGGAGCTAGGCCTGGACGTGGCTGGCAATGCCCAGGTTGGGGCGCTGGGCGTGACGGCGGGGGGCAAAGCGTTTTCAGGGGCTTGGGCGTGGTCCAGGTGGGACCTGGGAGAGCAGGGGGTGGCGATGGGGGTTGGGTTGAGGTTCTAGGAGGGGCGGTTGACGTCGGTCTCATGTTTTGATTACAATCAATCATCCTCACAGCACGTGGGGGTGGACCGCAAAAAACGAGGAGCTTCCTCGTCGCCCCGCCAGCTTCGGTTGGCGGGGCTTTTCGCGTTTCTCCGGGAATTTTTTTGGGAGAGGGGTTGACAGTATGATTTATTCGCGATAATATCAATATATCGGGTGAGCGGTTCATCCGAGCGCACCGGGGAAACCCGAGAAAAGGAGAAACACCATGGCCAGCAAGATCGATCAGATGATGGCTTCCTATCGCGAGGTCTTCGAGGTCTACAAGACCTTCCAGGCAGAGCATGAGCGCCTGGAGTCCGAGTATTCGAAGGGGTACTACGAGGCGGAGGTCGGTCCCCACAAGAACATTTGGAATGACGCCGCAACGGCGGCGAATTCTGCCCGCCTTGATGCCGCCGACGCGGCCCGCGCCGCAGTTGCCGCCGTGCTGAACCGCCTTGGCGACGCTATCAACGAGGCAGAGGGTCGCCATGATGTCGAGGGGGCCGAGATGGTGGTCTACCAGAACTGGACCTAACTCCACCTCATGGGCCCGGAGCGCCTTGCTCCGGGCACCCCCTAAGCCCCTACGGTGGGGCTGAGCACACCCGGCATCCGCCGGAGATAGGAGCTACCCCCATGCCAACCATCACCCGCGTCCTCTATGCCTCCAAGGAGGGTCACCAGGGCCTCATGAGGGTCCAGGTAGACCCTTCCCAGATCCAAACCGCCCTCGGCCGCTGGCTCGCGGAGACGGTCGAGACGACAGACCGCACAGACGAGGCATCCATCGTGCGAATCCTCCTGCCTGCCACGGAGATCGGCATGAGCGTCCGCGAGATGGGCGAGCGCCTGATCCGCCGCACCGAGATCCTGAGCGCGCGCGAACTGGAGGGACTACTCCAGGAGGTCGAGGTCTGGGCGACCAAGCTCCGCGCCGAGTCGAGGGTCTACGGCCGCAGCCTCTACGGGCGCCGGATCTACGAGTACCGCTGGCCCGTCTACCGGCCTGACCAGCAGACCCCGGAGAGCTACTGGGACGAGGCGGCGGGCGAGATCCGCGGGACAGGTGGGGCGATCCTCTATGCTGGCCTCAGTGAGCGCCGCCCGCCTACCAGCCTAGTGCGCACGATGGCCGGGGGGCGTGGCGCTCAACTGATCGAGTCGTGGAGCCGCCTCGGAGAGGCAGAGAGGAGTGATCATGGCCGAGGAGCATAA